CAAGGCTGAGCTGCCCAAACTGGCATCGGCTCTGGCCAGCCTTCATAGTCAGAATCAGCAGCTAAACCAGTGATCGGCATTCTGGCCCACATCGCTCCGCCGTGAACATTCTCTTCTACTGTGTCCACTTCAGCGCCAGTAAATATCAGCTGAAACGAAAGGCATCGCGTTGGCATGGTTGTAACCGCCACTGCCATCGCGTGGACAAATTCACCGTGATATTTCTCGTGATTGTGTGTGTACTCTTTGCGAACCCAACATTTAAAGTAGGGAATGTTGGACTGAAGATAAGCCATTACCTATCTTTTCTTTTTGACGGTCCCGCCTTTATTCATCATTACTTTTTTAACGACTCCGCCTTTATTCATCATGCGAGGCGTTTTAATAGTGCCGCCCTTGGTCATCATTCTGGCCATCTTCACAGTGCCGCCTTTGTTTTGCATTCTCTTCTTCATAGTGACTCCTATAGTCTTCCGAACAAGCCCATGTTCGATTGTTTGTTGATTATACCACCGCTTCTTGCAAATGTTTTGACGTTAGTCGGCTTTCCGCCCACGCCTTGTTTCTTGGATCTTTTGCGCTTAACTGCAGATGTAATTTGGCTTTTAGACATCTGGTTTGCTTGGGATCTAGGAACGCATTTCGGATAAGCGCGTTTGCTTTTAGAAGCAGACTTTCTCCCGCACGCTTGAAACTTGCCGTCCTCTTTAGGAGCGCCAATGTCAACCCAATCGCCTTTTGATCCTTTGCCAAACCAAGTCTTTAGGCTCATTAGGTTATGGGAACTCTGGTCATTTTTTGCTTGCTAGGATCAATAGCACCACAACCACGGCCTTGCGTCATTGTTGTGTTTTTGTTAACCGTTCCGCCACCGTTCATGTAACCCATCCGGTTACGAACTTTGGGTGGCAACTTCCCCAATCCTTTGTTTTTTTCTGGCACAGGTTTTAGTGTCACTTCGCCTCCTACCGCAGCCGTGTATTTGCCGCCTCTATCTTTGTAAGTTTTAACCAGCCATCCGCTGCTGTAAGCAGATGGCCAGACATCAAACTTGCGCTTGGCTTCCGCCTTTACTTTTTTGTATAGCTTTGGGTTCGAGACGTTTTTAGGTACACCGCTAGACGCGCTGCCGCCTTCTTTCATCTTGATCGTGCTTAAAGTTTTAGCCTGTTGCGCGTGGGTTTTGCTGGCTTTCCTTAATCCCTTAATGACTTTGTTAAGCTTTTCTTTTGCCATTATGTCTTTACCTATCTTCTATTCATCATCATTCTTGCTTTAGGTCCAATTCGCATATTTGAATATCCCATAGGCTGAGCCACCCCACCCATCATTCCGCCTATGCTCCCTAGTCCACCCATCCTAGTCTGCATACGATCAATTTCTTCTTGGCTTGCAGGAGTGCCATACAGAGAACCAGTGCCTCCGGCAACTGGCGGACCTTGTTGAACAGAAGACATTTGTGCGTCAATTAATTCTTGTGGGACTTGCGGAGCTTGATCAACTCTTTGCCTGAACTGCCTGAAAGCGTCTGGATCAATTTGAGGTATCGGGTTATAAGAAGTGCGTTCTGGAGGCATGCTCATGGTTGGCATTCCCATACGATCAAAACCAAACGAAGGTCTAGACCGTTGAAAAAACGGCGGTCTAAACCCGCCGCCGAATGGAGGTCTACGGTTCATAAAGGTAGGCATTCCACGATACATTCCGGGGAAAGGCCTGCGTCCGCCAAACATTCCTCCGCCGAAAAAAGGAGGAGGGCGCCTTCCACCCATCATTCCGCCAAATCCACCACCCCTTCTACCAAACATGCCGGGAAAACCGCCGCTCATCCTTCTAGGATCAAACCGTCTCATAAGGCCACCTAAGCCGCCCATTCTAGTGTAGGGGTTGTTTTGCCGTTCGCCAAAAGGCGAAGGCTGAGACATATTGGGGGTTGGACTTCCTCCAGCAGCTTGATCTCGTAAAGCAAATAATTCCGATTTCAGTTGGTCATATTCTGGATTACCAACCGGTTCTCGGTAATTATTTTGTTTACTCATTGCATTCAACCGCCTATTCATTGCCTGAATTTGCGGATAAAGAGGGCTGGCTCTTACAGTATCAAACCTTTTTCTAACTGCTGGGTCCATCATGGACATATCAACGCCCCTAGTCGTACTTCTTGATTAGCTCAAGAATGATCATGTAAGTGTCACCACTACTATGACCTGTGGTGGTTACAAGCACATCGCCAGTCTTACCAGATCCCGCATTATTTGGGATAGCGGTAAAATTGTCGTAATACTCATCACCCGTCGAGTCTGCTGGCAAACCAATTGCCAATACATTAGTGCTTGCATCAAAATCTAATTTAACGGACATGCCTACGGTAGCCCAGTAAATCCTTTGAATGGCAACTTCAGTGCAAGCTTGTCCAGCGGAGTTTGCGGCCAAGGCAGATACATCTACCTTTACTACCGCAGACTCGCCTGTTCCATCGCTGACGTTGGTGAACCGCATCACTGCGGTCCGCTGTCCGTCTTGAATGGTTTGTGAGGCTACAGCGTCAGCCATGTTTCACCTCCTACTTATAGTTCAGTGACAGCGGTTCGCTCTTTATAAGCGCCAATGTAATCAACTGTCAAAGTTTTTGCAGCGGCAGCGCCGTTCTGTATACCAAACGACAAAGCCAGCTCTTCATCGTCTGGCGCGTTTGTACTAACCACTGTGCCAGCCAACACATTGTTCTGGAAGACATGAAACTTTTGATCTTTGGGGTCATACAAGAACCCAACAGTCATAAAGGTATCGTCAGCCAAAGCAGTAGACAAATCTAAAGTAGATTGCGTGCTGTCTTTTTCAACGATAAAAGTGACGGTTGTGCCACCATCTGACTTCAAAAAGAAGATCCCATCGGTTACATCTAACGGGGTTGTATCCGTGAGCTGCAAGCCAGCAACAATGTCAGATTGCGTGGCATCACTTGTCTTAAATCGCATATTGAATGCTAATTGTTTGCCAGATTCGTACTTGTATCCTTCCTTAACTAGCTGGAAAAAATCATGATCGTTGTCAGCATCATCGTTCGTAATGAGCAACAGACCACCATCACCATCAGTCAGTGCTTCTGAAGCGTTGCCAGATCCGCCTTCTGTGGTTGTGATTGTCCAATCGCTTGCTAAATAGGTATCAAAGTCATTGAAGTAAGAATGATACTTGTGGGGAGCAGGAGCTTTCAATTTGCCTAGTGTTGAGTCAGCTCCAACATTAGTCACTCCAGAGGTAAAATGTGTCGTCATGCTACAGTCCTCCTATAAAGTTTAGACCAGCAACCAGACCATCTGGTTACCATAGTTGACCTTTGGAGTATATCACTAAAAAAATAAATGCGATAAAAAAAAGAAGCTCGTTTCGACCATAGGTGAGCTATTCCTACTCTTGGAACGAAGTCGGGGTTGTCAGGCAACTTCGTTGGTCTGAGGGCTGTTACTTGAAGATTATCTCACATTGCCCACCCATGCCAAGGCCAGTTAGTTGGTTTTTGTATTTTTTCAACATCACTCTGGCAGCATGTTGTTGAGCTGGCGTCCAGTCGTTGCTGTTAGCCAATGAATGCCCGAACCCAGAGTCAATCTTGTTATAACCAGATCCATCTAGTTCATGCGCTCCATCGCAAGCGTCACACAATCTTTGCACACACGCCTGTAAAGCTTTAACCGTTTTTTCAGCAAGAGGCTTGGGTTGTTTTTTGCTGCCTTTAGCTTTAACAGTTAAGGCTTTTTCTACGTCTTCTACATCTAAAGCAATGTCTTCAATAGACACTTCGTTTGTAATTACATTGTCTAACGCTTTGTCTAAAACCTTTTGCTTGTTAACCAAAACCTGTGCAAGTCTGGCGTCTATTGATCCGTCTACTACTAGGTGCTGAACTAGCACTGAGTTTTCTTGACCAATTCTATGGCATCGATCTTCTGCCTGAGACACATTGCCGGGAACCCAGTCCAACTCAGCAAACACAACGTGACTTGCCGAAGTCAAAGTAATTCCAACTCCAGCTGCTCCGATTGTGCCAATAAAAACATCTGCTTCGCCAGCTTGAAAAGTTTCTACCGAGTTTTGTCTGTGAGCTTGGTTGCAGTCACCAGTCAAAGTAACCACTGATTTGCCAGCAGCTTCTAGGCCAGACTTAATTCCGTCTACAACGTCTTTGTGGTGAGCCATCACTACCACCTGATGATCTATTGCAGAGACGTGAGTCACAACATCGTTTACTTTTGCTAACGCTGTCTCATGTCGCACGCCTGACATTTGCTCAAAATCGATGTCTTTAGAATGAGTTTCAACCACTGCGTCTGCCATGGTTTCAAATTCTTTTTTCATCTCATCGCTATACTCGTTGTTAGGCAACACAATGATCTGACGCACCTTCTCAGGAAGCTCTTTCAGAACCTCATCTTTTTTTCTTCTGATCATAAACGACTGTCGAAGCACTCGTTGCAACTCGTCAAGGTTAGATGATCCGTCAAAATCCCAAACGGTTTTACGACCAATATTCTTTTGATAAGCGCCAGCATATCTCAAACCAAACTTGAAGTAGTTGCCAAAACTAGCAGGGTCAAGATAACCAGCAATAGGTTGCAGTTCGATAGGACGGTTCGTAATCGGCGTGCCAGTCAAGACCACTTTGCGATTAGCTTTGATGCCGACTGCAACTTTAGTACGAGCAGCGTTATTGTTTTTGATGTAGTGAGCCTCGTCCATAATAACCAAGTCCCAAGTGCGAGCGTTGATTGCGTCTTTGTGCTTGGACAAAACATCGTAGTTGATGATGATCACATCTGGGTTGACAGGGATCTGCTCACCACCGCCATTGACAATCTGGATGTCACGATCAGCAACCAACCATTTGGTCATCTCGTTTTTCCAGTTAATCTTCAGAGATGCTGGGCAAACAACCAATACAGTCTTAGGCGCAGTTGCGTTGATCACGCCGACTGCTTGTATGGTTTTGCCAAGGCCCATCTCGTCACCAATCAAAGTCGCAGAGCGCTTGATAGCGTAGGCAATGCCAGCTTTCTGGTAAGGGAGGTAAGACAAACCAGCTGGCACTGGGATATCAATATCTGCATCTGTCGCTTGAGAGTCAGCAATGGCTTCGTTGTTGTCTCTGTAACGAGTAACAACCCAAGCGTTATCTACCTTGCGTACAGAGTATCCAGCGGCTTTTACAGCTGACTTTTTTTCACGCCATACCGTCCAGAACTCTTGAGTAGGAAACGCTGTGCTAACAAAACGGCCATCCGTGTGTACCGTTTCTTCTGACCAATTTAAGTTTAATTCCATATTTATCTCCGGCTTTTTCAATCTATGAGGTAAATATATAGTATCCCGTGTTGATGTGCAACTTTTTATACAGTCATTCGCAGGTGATAGATTTTAGAAATGCAACCCTTAGCGGAAATCTATCACCTTATTTCAGGCATAAAAAAAGAGGGCCGAAGCCCTCTTTCCAATTGCGGTTTAGGTTACGCGCCTCGCGAACCGTACGCGCCCCTCCAATCACTGAAGCCAAAAGAGTAACGCTCTCGGGCCTTGTAGCGAATGTTACCAGTCGTAAAGTCTGGCTCCATGCTGGTTTCCATTGCTGTTCGCTGGAAACCTTTCAGACCTTCGCCTGCTTCTGTGACAGTAGTCAGCAAGAAGAAAGCATCTGGATCGTTCAGATAGTGGTTCACAGTGTAACCACCGGGAAGAACACCAGTGTTTCGAATTGCGTTGATGTCATTGTCCGCAGTTCCGCTTCTACCGGGAGAGTTTAAGATCCTGTCCGCAATAAAGGTCAGTTGCGGAGGAATAACAAGCTTAGTTGCTTGTACAGAGATCGTTAAACCCCGGTCATCAGTGAAAGTGGAAATGTCAATCAGAGCATCTTCTAACGATGTCTCGTTAAGATCTGCCATGGTTGTCGCTCTATTAGCGGCAGTGCCGCCACCCGCTAGGGGATGCGCTGTATTGATAAGTGAAACGCCGTCTCCTCCTGTAAAGGAACTAGAAAATGCGTTGTTCAATACGTCTGCGGCGGTAACTTCTTTGGTGTGAGCCATAGAACGTGCCAACGCTTTAACGTACCTCTTTCCTAACGAGTCATAAAGCTGGTCTTCGACGGCCTCTTCGGTTAGGGCAAATGCCAACGCAACCGTGCTATGCGTATAGCGTGCGCTAAAACTTTCGTTAGCATTGTCAAAAGCCACGCCTGCTCCTTCCGCCTTAGTAGGGCTTGCGCCGAAACCCGTGATCAGGACTTCTTCCTCGAAAGCTCTCTGAGAATCTTCCATAGGGAAGATGTCTGCGAACTCGCTATCGTAACTGTCATATGACATTCCAAATAACGAATTCAATCCCGGCTCAAGTTCTTTCGCTAATTGCGCTCTAGAAATAGCCATAAGTTATTCTCCTTTAAGCCAATCCAGCGCCTTTCACGCCAAATATATGATTTTGAATTACGACATATACATTGGTGTTAGCAGAAGCTACGTCATCGTTTTCGGGGTCTTCAGAAATGTCGATTGCCTTAATAGACAATGAAGTTCCTGTTGCGCCGTCAGCGACTTTTAACTCTGCACCACTTATGCCAGTGACTGTGCTTCCACTTGATGTGTAAACAATATCGAAGTTACCGAAAAGGTCGGCAATCGGAAATGCAGCGTCAGCTTGCACTTCAAATACGACATTGGGATCATCAATTATGAAAGCGATTATATCCGAAGCGTTTGTACTTGCTGGATAGTAGTTGCTGTACTTCTGCTCACCCGTGGTCGGGTCAGTGTATTGACAGCCATTAAAAACTCCCACAATTGGGACTGTGCCTCCGTCCGCGTGGACTTCCACAGTTCCACCAGTAACTTGAGCAACCATATCGCCTTGGAAAATTGCAGTATCGTAATTTGCGGCTATGCGATATCGACTCGTACCACCAGTGTAGGGAGCGCCGCCAATCATTTTGACTGGCTTCATTCCAAAAGCGGCATCTCTATTAGCCATTTGGGCCTCCTATTTAGGTTTTACCAAAGGTTACTTTGGTGTCCCTTTGAGGATCGTACTTAACGTACCTGCCATCACGTTTCGCATCACTAAAAACAGTATTGTCGAGCGCCTCTACAGCATCGACATTTTTTTGTTGGTAGTAAGCGTTACGCTCAGCAATTGTCTCATTCGGAATTTTTGCCAAAAGTAAACCTTCATTGCTTATAACACCAGTATTTCTGCCCTCATCAACGCTTGGCATGTGTTGCCACTCTGAAGGAAGATCCTCCGCCCTTACCAATTCCCATCCTTCGCGGACGCGCCTTGATACGTTTGCACGATCTTCATCGCCTAGCATTTCTGCCCTAATCCACCTGTAGGTATAACCCGGAGGAGGAGGAGGGGTTTCGAGCTTTCTTACTGGTCTCCATGGTTGTCTTCGAGCTTGTTTATCGTGAGTCTCGGAATCACGCGAGTTTCGATTCGCTTCTTTCTTTTCTGTCGTTGTCATTAGACCGCCTCCCTCTGAGCAATTTTTTGTTTCTCTAAAGCTACACGTTTGAGCCATGCCTCTTCGGTCATGTTGTGCGGCTTCAGCCCACGGAGACGTTCGACCTCTGACTTTGAGAAAGTCACGCCGTTCTTTTTACCTTGTGTTTTCTGACGACTTCCAACGGAAGCGGAGGCAACTCTTTGCACAGCGGGTTGACTCTCCTTTTGACCGCCATCTGCACCTGAACCCAAGTGCGGATAAACTTTATAAATTCTATTGTTCAGCTCTCCATAATACTCGTCAGAGTCAGCTTCGTAACCCTCATTAATTAAATTGTAGTGCTGAAAATAAGCGTACTGAGTGGCCTCAAGATTTCCTTCGTCCTCTTGGTCGCCGTACCATTTATTCTTTTCATACCATCCAAGCGCTTCTTCGGTAGGCTCTACTTCCTGTTGTTGCGGAGCTGGTTGGTTTTGATAGTAAGACTGATCTACCACAGGTTGAGCAGGAGCTGCTTCTTGCCTGTTCTTTGCAAGCCTAACCTTTTCTTTCTGAATACTAATATCCGATTTTAAAGTATCAGCCTTGCTCATTAATTCTGCATCGCCAGACTCAACCGCTTTCTTGTAAAGATCATCAGCCTGCGACTCTTTCGCCTTAATAGCTTCTTCTTCTTTTTGAAGCACAGTTGCTTGCTGAACCACTTGATGCGACCTAAGCGCGTTAATTTCAGCTTCTCTTTGCCTAGCAATCGCTTCAAACTGAGCAGCACGCTCCTCAGCAGCTCTAATTTGCTGGTTTTTTTTGTTTATACGTTTAGAAACTTTTTTGCTGTACGAATCAAGCTCATCGTCAGTGCTAACATTTTCTGTTTGAGCAGCCTCTACTGTCGCGTCTTCTTGAACGTCAATCTCAACTTCTTCGACCTGCTCTGGATTTGTATTTTCTACTGTCATGTTACACGCTCATTATATCATCTGGATTAAGAATTGTGGCAATCACCTCGTCGTCGTTTATAATCCTGACTTCTGCCCCATCTTCTAACTTAAATCTTGCTCCAGCATACCGACCAATCAACACCCATTGTTTTTCTTCGCACCAATGGTTTGTTCCGTATTTTTCTTGATCGTTGTAACACTGCGGACCTTTCTTAACCACATAAGCGACGACTGTAGCAAGAGCCTCCCTCTCAACTGTCTCATTGGTTAATGAAATTCCACCCTTAGTTTTTTGTTTCCCGCCATATGGTAAAACCAAAATGCGCCAGCCAGTAGGTTGTGGCATTCTTTCTAACGCGGATTTTTCCAAAAGAGCAGGATCTAAAACCCTTTCTTCTGGATCAACATAAGCTTCTGATATAGCTTTTTCTGCTGCGTCCATTATTTAGCTGTCCTTGTGTTGTTCCTTTATCTCCGATTCGATGTAGGATAACGCAGAAAGCTCACCTTGTACAAATTTATAATGTTCGATATTTTCCAACGCACCAGACATTAAAGTCTCACTTATCTGTTCTCTGCGCTCGCGTATTAACCGCCTCAACTTATCATAAAGGTCTAGATCTTCCACGAACTTAGCTTCTTACTTTAAAATCCAAACCTTTGGTTGCGGCTCCGGCGCCCCTAACTTTTACAATCTTTTCAACCCCAGCGTTAACCACAACGCCTTGTTGAACGCTTTGTATAGTTTTTGGCTTAACCCTTCCGAACTTTTTCATAATTTCTACCTATTTTGATTTTTTAGCTTTAGCTGCTCTTTTCTTTGGAGCAGGTTTTTTAGCAGGCGCTTCCGCAACTGCTTCTTCAACTTCGGGTTCCGGCTCTGGAGCAGGCTCTGGAGCAGGCTCTGGAGCAGGCTCTGGAGCAGGCTCACCAGAAGCAATCCTAGCTTCTTTTTCAGCCATCCTAGCCATGTTTGCCTGATGAGCTATTTCGGCTGCTTTCCTA